TCTTCCAACTTTCTTGGTGTGAAACTAAAAAGAAGTTGGACGCGTGCCCGATTAGCTCAACGGATAGAGCACACGGCTACGAACCGTGGTATATGGGTCCGATTCCTATATCGGGTACTTTCGCACGAGCACTAAAGGTAAGTAGTGACTGGTGAGCAACAGTATACTCGTGCGCTTTCGCGCAAGTGCTGGAATAGGCAGACAGGCAGGCTTGAGGTGCCTGTGCCAGTAATGGCGTATGGGTTCAAGTCCCATCTTGCGCACTTAAAGGCTCTTACAGCAAATTATTAAAAAGTGTTTTGCTATGAACAAAAATCATTATAATGAGCCTTGTTATTTACCGATATAACTCAGAGGATAGAGTCCGGGCCTTCTAAGCCCGTTACCAAGGTTCGAGTCCTTGTATCGGTGGGGTATGTGGTGTATAGTTTAACGGTAAAACGTATCGTTGTGGCCGATAAGTTCTTGGTTCAACTCCGAGTATGCCACCCATGCGGCTATGATGTAGTGGTAACATTGCTGCTTGCCATGCAGTATTCGTCGGTTCAAATCCGACTAGTCGCTCTTTTTATGAAATGTTTTATTTAGGAGTGGAATAAAATATGAATCCTAGTAAACCTGTTATCCAGATTCCACATGATAAGAAAACTCCAATTCATGTATATAATTCTGCCTATGCTGCCGCTCGCTTAACAGGTTTGAGTTATAGTCATATACAAGATGCTTGCCACGGCCGCAGATGCGGCGCAGGAAAAGCTAAATGGCGGTATGCTACTGCCGAAGAAATAGAACTTTATGGTATTGAGGATAGAAATAATGATGAAGAAGTATAAGGTAATTACCCTGTGTGGAAGCACTCGTTTTAAGGAAGATTTTGAACGTGTAAATCGAGAGCTGACATTACAGGGGAATATTGTAATTAGTGTGGGTTGCTTCGGCCATGCGGGAGATGTCTTTACAGAAGAGCAGAAAGTAATGCTTGATGATATTCATAAGAGAAAGATTGATATGGCTGATGCTATATATGTTATCAATAAAGATGGATATGTTGGCATGAGTACTCAATCAGAGATTCTTTACGCGGCCCTTCATGGAAAAGAAATCATGTATATGGAAGATGACCTAAATGCCGAATGAATCTGGCTGGGCTGGAGCCTGTCTCGAAAACAGTGCGCGCCCAAAGGCGTAAGGTTCGATTCCTTCGTTCGGCGTGAAATATTATATCGGATGGAGCTGATGTTGATGAGGAATCTCGCAGAAAAGCGTCATAACGACTGGGTTAAAGCCATTAGAAAAAGGCGAATTGACCGAGAGCTGAAGGGCACGAGGAATTGCCGCGATTGGTATGATAATCTGCACCAATACAGCAAGAACACTATCTTTTGCTCATGCCCTATGTGTCGTTCTAAGACTAGCAAGTTGAAAATGCGTAAAAGCGGCGGGCCAGGTGGTAAAAATTGGCCGATCACCGATAAGAAACGTATCGACGAAATGAAAGATCAAATGCTTGACACCGAGGATAATTTCTGATATAATATAAACAGAAAGAAGATAAGAGTATACATAACAGGCAATTAAAGATTTGTTGCAAAAGAATAATTAAAAATCTTCTTTCTTTCATACAAAATATCGCGTTGGTATCCCGCAAGGGTATTAAAAGAGACCCGTAGCAAGAGGCCGAGTAGTATCCGCAACTCTTCCGCGATATTTTATTCTAGAACTGTGGGCTTAGAGGCAGCCATCAGCTAAAGAGTTCTCGTACTTCTGTTCGTGCGAAATGTATTATGGGCTTACGATTGCGCGTCCCATAAGTATGATGTGCGGCAGGTAATAAGGAAGAGATTTGGCGTAATAGCACATCTAAATAAAGGAGAAAGTATGGAAGATAAATTACATGAAGTTTATAATTGTCTAAAAGTAATGGATATGATGCTTTATAAACATGCTTATGAACCAAAAGCAGTAGTTGGCTTTCAATCTACTGAAGATATGGCTAAATATTATAGAGAATTCCTTCATGTTATTCTTCCTGAGGAATATAGATATAATAAAGAAGAATGACACTATGGCGGAATGGTAACGCCCCATCCTGCTAAGATGAGGGTACCGGTAGTACGGTATGCACGTTCGAGTCGTGCTAGTGTCGCTTATGCGGTGATGGAATAGGTAAACATTGCGTCGTGAGATTGCGCTAGAAACTCAATTCATGGCCGAGATTAAAGAATATCGTGGATAGCCACTAATAGAAAGGAATATTAGTAAAGTGAAGAGCGAAAAGACGTATATCATGTAGGGTGCAAATCCCTACCCGCATTTATAGTTCCTTAGCGTAATATATTTTGATTCCGTATGTATTGATTTGAATTATGCTAGTGTCGCCAATAAATAAGAAAAGAGGGTAATGTAATGCGGCAGTTGATCATCGCGCGAAAAGACCTTCACATGAGTCCAGGTAAGCTCGCAGCACAGGTAGCGCATGCTTCTTGGGCTTTTATGTCTCATGGTATTAGGAAACATGCTAAGTCTACTTTCTTTAATGCTACAGACAATAAGTATTATTACGAACTAAAAATTGATAAAGACATTGTAGATGACTGGTTTTGTAAAGTCTTTACCAAAATTATTTGTGAAGCTCCCGATAAGGAGCAACTACTGCGCGCGAAAGAAATCGCAGAAGGACTAGGCATGGTAGAAAATAAGGATTTTTTCCTTATTAAAGATGCTTGTCTTACAGAATTAACTCCTGAAGAGGTAGATGAAAATGGCGTTGGACGAACTCTTACTTGTATTGGTTTTAAGCCATTGGATGATGAAACTGCATGGAAAATTTCTAAGACTTTTAAACTGTATAGCTAAGAGGTAAGAATGAAGTTATATACATCATATTGGGCTATGGTGCGACATTTCCCTAAAAATCTAATCGCCCTAAATACAACCATTTTCCCGCCCAAATGGTATTAGGTAGGCGGGACGGACAAAAATGGAGTAATTAGCCTTCATTGTCCTCCATTACAGCCAGGACGCTCATGCGATGGCCTGTGTAATGGTAAGTGTAATCCTAAGCATCCTCAAGATTGCGCATTTTTGCGCGAATACCATAATCAGATTTTTGCGCTTGATTTTGAAAAGTTTATGCAAAAATTGCACACTCTAAAAGTCAAAATATGTAAAAATGAAGGTTTTTCTGACATTGATTTCGCATTTATTTTCTTTGAAAAATATGACAATCCATGTAGTGAAAGATGGGTTGTTCAAGACTGGATTCGCGCGCATGGAATTGAAATTGAGGAATGGCATCCTAATATTTGACTTTTAATGAAATCTCTGTTATAATAATAACGTAGAAAGGGGAGATAAGAAATGCGTGAGTACAGTATGGAATCCCATAATCGTAAGAATCATCAGCGTTGGTTTAACCAGTATTGCCGATATGTGAATAAGACTATGGAAGATGATCCGCTGTGGCTTGGCAGATTTTATATCTCCCAAGCACGTACCAAAATTGAATGGTTTGAAGATAATAGTGGCGGTCTTATGACTGCGGAAATTATTATGCATGACCGTAAAACTGGTCGCACTCGTCATGGTTTTTATAGTGGACTAGCGATGGACTGTTGGTTTTGGCGTGATTTCAATGACTTTATAATTAATGATTGTAAAGTCTGGGAAGAGAACCCTTCTCCCTATGAGAATAGGGTTGATTACCGCTCGATGGGCGCAGGCGGTTAAAAAATATGTAACCATCTCTTATGGGTAGAGGATATGCAATGTGAATCCAGCTACATAAGATGAGTCCTAAAGCCCTGATGATACTGTTGGGGGACTGTGCGTGAAAGCAGTAGCGATCGTAACTGCTAAAAGTATCTGAGACGCTAGGCGTGGAGTACGTGGGCCTGCTCGTTAAATCGGTCCGTGAGGCACCAGTCACTCACTTAACAACGACTGTGTATCATAGGTGTGATGGCGGCGGCACCTAAAATCGCCACCGTGCGGCGCTAGTGGGATAATGTACAATATAGCTACAAAAGTCGCCCCTTTAAGACTAGCATTTATTTACTTCGGGACGGTGTTTATACCGTCCCTTTATTTTTTTTATTTGACTTTTTTTCAAAATTATAGTATAATTTTTATAGAAAAAATGAGAGGAGAATATAGATGCCAACATTGTATATTTTATGTGGGCCTTCTGGCGCAGGGAAGACGACATGGGCCAAGGATTTTATCAAGACTCGAAACATTCACTATGTATCTCGTGATGCTATTCGTTTTTCACTTGTCAAAGAAGATGAAGAATACTTCTCTCATGAGAAAGAAATCTTTAAGAAGTTCGTTAAGGAAATTACAAACGCTCTTTTGAAAGATGAAGATGTGATTGCAGATGCCACGCATCTAAACAAGTCCTCGCGCAATAAGCTTATTCGCGCAATTGATAGGCATATCACTAATTACGAAATTGTTTATGTAGTATTCAAAACCAAACTTGAAACTTGCCTAAAACAGAATAGTTTGCGCGAAGGCCGTGAAAAGGTTCCAGATTCAGTAATTAGAAATATGTTTCATGTTTACTCCGAGCCTTCACTCTATGAAGATGAACGTATTGTAGGGAGCATTGAGGTAATTGATGAATAAAAGTTGCGGCAGTTGTATTTATTGCCTTCAAGGCAAAAATATGTGGCTATGTGATCATTATGTAGATAAAATGGGTAAAATTGTTGTTTGCGACCCACCGTTTGATGATATTTGTAGTAATTATGTGGAAGGAGATGAAGCCAATGAGTGAGATTTTCCTAACTAGTGATTCTCACTTTTGTTAGCCATTCTAAGACTTTTTTGTTCAAGCCTCGCGGCTTCTCTTCAGTTGAGGAAATGAACGAAGCCATGGTTGAACGTTGGAATAGCGTAGTTAAACCAAATGATATGGTTATTCATTTGGGAGATACAATGCTTAATGATAATGCGCAAGGACTAGAGTACTTTAAGCGCCTAAATGGACAGATCAATATCGTCTGGGGCAACCACGATACTGATACTCGCAAAAAGCTACTTTGCGCACTCCCGAACGTGATCGTACTAGGATATGCGCACTTGTTTAAATATAAGAAGCTTTCAATCTACGTGAGCCATTATCCGACCCTTACCGCAAACTTTGATAGTGGCAGGCATTTTTCACAAAACGTACTAAATCTTCATGGGCATATACATTCTATGACGCCATGGATTGATCCGTGTAATCCTTTTATGTATGATGTAGGCGTGGATGCCCATAATTGTACACCAGTACATATTGATGAAGTAATCACAGATATTCGTCAGCGTTGGGAAGAACTTGGACGTCTACCAGTACCGGTTCAGCCGCAAGATACTTATCCATATGGAGGACTAATTCATGATAATGATTTCTATTCCAATGGGGAATGACCCCAATTGGCGCAAACACTACAAAGAAGTTAGAACTAAACTTGAAAATCAAGGATACGAAGTCGCACCTTTATCATATAGAGAAATGTTCGGAACGCGCCCACCAGATTTTGTTGAAAGACTAGAATGTAAGAATACTTTATTACTATACATGGCTCATGCCTTTTATAGAATGAGCCTATGTGATACTGTTTACTTTTGTAAGGGATGGGACGAAGCTCGCGGCTGCCGCATCGAGCATCAGGCGGCTTTGGACTATGGCCTCAAGGTCATGTATGAAAGTGATGAAGATGAATACTTGACTTCTGAATAAATTATGGTATAATAAATATGTTAGAAGATAAGAATTGTTATATCAATGCGCCTTGTAGGCGTTGCGAACCCGACATTTGTCGATACTATAAACACTCTTACAGCTCTGAAAAGAGCCAAGACGAAAAGGAGAAAAATATGAACGAATATCTAAAGAATCTGAAAGAAGATACTAATTACACTCTCACGGAGAACGGTGGTATTACCCATCGTTCAACTCTGAATAAGGTACTCGATATGTTTGCTATGGGCGGAGTTATGCGCTCTCGCTCTGAAGATGATATTATCACTATGTTTAAACAAGCGTATGAAGAGAATGCTACGCTTGCGCTTCGTTGCTTATTCTATCTGCGAGATGCGCGCATGGGCCAAGGCGAGCGTCGTTTCTTCCGCATTTGTATGAAGTGGCTAGCTAATGAAGAGCCTGCTGAAGTAATTAATCTGCTTCCTCTTATTGGTGAGTATGGTCGTTATGACGACATTTTCGCGCTTGAGGGGACTCCTTGCGAAAAGAGAATGTTTAAATACCTGTATGACGTAGTTTCCCAGAATAACGATCATCTTGTGTTTAAGTGGCTTAAAAGTGAAAACTGTTCTTCCAAGGAATCCAAGCGGCTTGCTTATAAGACCCGTATTGCTTTTGGCATGACTTCGCGCGAGTATCGTAAGATGCTTACTGAGGGCCGTAAGGCTTGTAATATCGTTGAATCCCTAATGAGCCAGCAGCATTGGAATCAGATTGAGTTTGATAAGCTTCCTTCTCGCGCCGGCCTCCTATACAAGAATGCCTTTATGCACCGTGAGGAAACCAAGGAACGTTATGCAGCTTTTATGCGCAATAAGACCTCAAAAGTAAATGCTAGTGTTCTAACTCCAGTAGACATTGCGCATCAGATTTTTAGTAGCTACTTTCCAACTGATGTTGAGCGCGCTGCCTGGCAGAAGTATTGGGATAATCTAAAGGATTATTACAATGGCAAAGAAGAGCCTGGTATCGCAGTAGTTGATGTAAGCGGTAGTATGTACGGAAAGCCGCTGGAAGCCGCAGTTTCTATGGGCGCTTATATTGCGGAGCGTGGTAAAGGGCCTTTTAAGAATCATTTCATTACCTTCTCTACCAATCCTCAGCTTGTAGAGTTTGAAGGTGTTGACATCTGCGATAAGTTTACTAGAGCAGAAAACGCAGATTGGGGTGGCTCTACCGACATCGAAGCAGTATTTGATCTACTTCTAAAGACTGCACGGAAGCATCATACTGATCCCGCAGATATGCCTCAGACGCTTTATATCTTTAGTGATATGGAGTTTAATGCTTGCGTCAATACCGATGTTGGATATACTTATAACTATGAGAGACGTGTCCGCGCAGCTAATCAATATATTGATACCGTAATTGAGACTCAGGGTAAGAAATGGGCGCAATTTGGTTATAAACTCCCTCGTATTATCTTCTGGAATCTTGATGCCCGTCAGGAGAATATCCCAGCAATCGGTCCAGGCTTCTCCTATGTAAGTGGTTTCTCTATGAACATGGTTGAGCAAATCCTGTCTGGTAAAGATGGTTGGGATCTGTGTCTTGAAAAACTGAATAGTGAACGTTATTCCCTAATTACGAGTATTCGCGTTGAAGGAGCAAAGAATGAAAATTGATATTCGTGCTGGCAAGCACGTTCTATATAAACAGAATAAACAGTGGCGCGCGGGAGTTCTTCTCCCCGCGGCCGCACAGGTAAATGAAAACGGACTTTATGTCATGGTTGGTGAACCTGACGGATTTGAAGAGTCTGTTGAACTTAATGACCTTTTCCTTGATGCTGTTCCACTAGATGATTACTATAAGCGCGACTCTGATATTTTCATGACTAAAGAAGAGTATATTGACTTTATTGAATCAGATGATTTCATTAAAGGCGCAGAAACAGCTTATATTTCTGATGGAGACTATATTTATTACCCCATTAGTAAATACAATAGAGCATGGCTTGAAAAGCAACCATTTGACTATGTGGTGAGAGGACAATATGAATAAGCCAAAACTAACTTTAAGGCGGATATTTAGGCATTGGAAAACAATCCGTATCCATAGAAAGTGGGTTAAGTATTATTGTAGACTTGCGGGCATCCGTTGGCGAGGATGGAAACACGACCTATCAAAGTATTCTCCTACCGAGTTTTTCGAGTCAGCGAGATACTGGGATGGAATACATTCTCCTATCAGTACAGCAAAAGAAGAGCAAGGATTTTCGCGCGCATGGCTACACCATCGCGGCCGCAACCCTCATCATTGGGCTTACTGGACGGATAATTATAGCGAAGGTCTAACGGTATATCCAATGCCAATGGACGATTTTGTAGAAATGGTGTGCGATTTTCTTGGCGCCGCACATGCTTATAACACCGAAAGATTTAGTTATAGCAGCGAGCGCAGATGGTGGTTGGCACAAAGAGATAAAAGTTGTAAAGCGATGCACCCTGCGAATAAAATTATGTTAGACATTATTTTCTCTGACCTAGAGTTTGCTGACAATCATCAGATGGAAGGTTGCCCAACTGCCTTAATTACTTCAACTCCTGAAAGTTTAATAAAATCAGGATACTTGCAGGAAGTATGGAGAGCTAATATAAATAATCCAAAAGCTTATATTGAATAATATGAAAATAGTAAAATGTAATTTTTACATTTTACTATTTGATTTTTTTCTAAAAATATGTTATAATATAGAAAATGAGGAAAGGAAGTAAGAAAAATGCCAACTGCACGAACTTATGATAAGTATTCTCTCGCGGGTGAACCCTTTGAAGAGAATAAGCGTATGTATGTTTATGTGATGACTCCCAATGGCAATAAGAAGGTGCGTTGGTATACCATCAGTGAACGTGAAGCGCAGGACAGAAAAGCAGGTATCGCGCCTAAGAATGAACTAATGGATTTTAATGCGCGGCATGCTTTTGGCTTCCGTGAAGGCGGCTACATCACTATTTACAAGGGCAATCCTGATGAAATTAAGGATTTCGCCGCTGCGCATGTGGGTTCCTTTTGGATGAATCTTACTTTTGGTTATTATACTCCGGCGCATATCCCTGTTCCGTCCCTACCTTCTTCCATTACTCCAATCAAACTGACTTGGGAAGAAGTTAAAGACCATGATACTCGGATGCGCCCGCATCCTGAAATCGCGCAACTGGTAGCCACCAAATTGGGCACTCAAGTTAATAGCGGTGTTTGTCAGGGAAAAGTGGGCGATTGGCTTGAAAAGGATGTAATTATTCAGAAGAATGAAACTAAGACTGATCATTTCGGAGATAAGCATACTCATTATATGCTCGATACTGATAGCAATATGTACGTTTGGTCTACTGGCGCGAAAAACTTCCCTGTTGGCGCAAAAGTCCATCTGAAAATGCGCGTGAAAGATCACAAGGAAAATTATACTGTTGTATGGTATTGTAAGGAGGTTTAAAGAATGATCGTTTCAGCCGCCGTTAAAATCTTTGATATGCGTCAGAATAAGGAAATTATTATTCCTTGCCACCGTCATTGCGATGCCTTTTATATCCTTAAAGAGTTTAATTATAAAAAAGATGTTGACTATAAAGAATTAGCTCAGGGCTTCCTTGATGAAGATGACAATTTTTATGATAGGATTGCCGCCTATAAACATGCTTGGTGGCGCAATCAGCTTAAAGAAGAATACAAGGTTCGCCCGTTATATTCAGAAGATTTATATTAAATGAAGATTTACGGTGAGAAATTATGAGCAATGAATATAAAGATTATATCTATGATAAAGTATGTGAAACCGTTCTCGATTACGGAGCGGTTGATCAAATTAAGCAGGTAATTGATACAAATATTTTGGAACGAAAATATGTTTTTGGAGAAAAAAATGGTCAGAAAGTTGTTTTATTAGTGTACTTAGATAATGAAGGTAATTGGATTTTTGAACATAGATAATTGACTTTTTATGAAATTATGTTATAATTATTATGTAAAAAAGAGAGAAAGGATGAGTTAAATGCTGAATAAGAATCAGGAGCGCGAGCTTGCGTATGTCGTAATAATTGATGGAATTGAACCTATTCCTGGCTATGACCGTGTAGAGCACGCTGTTGTTGGCGGCTGGCGAGTAATTGTTCAGAAAGGTCAGTTTCAAGTAGGAGACCCTGCTATTTATTTTGAGATTGATAGCTGCGTACCTTCTGATAGGGAATGTTTTGCCTTCCTTGAAAAGCGCAATTATAAGGTAAAGACCTTAAAGATGTGCAAGACTATCTCCCAGGGCCTGCTTATGCACGCTTCTGATTTTGGTTGGGCTTGCGGCGCAAATGGTATTTATGATGGCGAAATGTGGCATTACGCCGAGGATGAATCTCGTTTCCTTACTAAGAAACTTGGTATTACTTATGCGGATGATGAAGATAATCAGCGTAAAGTTCCATCAGTAGATAAATATAAGAAAATGGTACAGCGTCATCCTAAGCTGTTCAAGCGGCCTTGGGCGCGGGCACTCATGCGGTCTAAACTTGGGCGGAAAATTATGTTCTTCTTCTTCGGCAAGCGGAAGGATAAGAAGGGCGGATGGCCTGCTTGGGTAAAAAAGACTGACGAAGAAAGAATCCAGAATATGCCCTTTATTCTTTCTGATGCGGGTCTTTGGGTTGCGACCGAGAAAATCGACGGTTCTTCTGCTACTTTTACTATGAAGCGCGGAACTTTTGGACGTAAGCATTTCTATGTATGTTCTCGTAATGTATGCTTTGATTCCGTAGATAAGCCTTGTTATTACGATACTAATGTATATTGGGAAATGGCAAAGAAATACGATATTTATAATGTACTTTCCCGTATGCTGGATGATAATCCGCAGGAAGAGTGGATTACTATTCAGGGTGAAGTTTATGGAGAAGGAATCCAGAAGCGCGTATATTCTCTAAAAGAGCATCGTTTAGCCGCGTTTAATCTTATCTTCTCTACTAAGGGACGTGTTGGAACTATGGAAATGCTTAATATTCTTACCGCATATGGAGTACCGTGTGTACCTGTTGTGAATGAGAGTATGCAAATCAATCAGTTCCAGTCTGTTGATGATATTTTGGCTTATGCTGAGGGTAATTCTGCGCTGGACGGTCAGCCGCGTGAAGGCATCGTATTCCGTTCTATTGACGGCGTGCAGTCGTTTAAGGCTGTTAGCAATAGCTTCCTGTTGAAATATCATGGATAAGAATAAAATAATTCATATATTAAAAATCGAACGCGAATGCATTAGTCGTGATTGCGACCGCAATTGCGGCAAGTGCGACTTTGCGCAAGAACAGGATTACCTTCTTCAAGTATACAATGAAGCAATTAAAATATTGGAGGACTCTGTAAATGAGTGAATATGCTAAGTACCTTAATTGGCAGTATAGAGTAAATCTACTGCGAACGCGCGATGAGGTAGGAAATCATGGCATTATTGCTAAACTTACTCGAAAGATTAGGACATATGAAGGCTCTCATTAAGAGCCTTATTTTATATAAAGGAGAACCAGTAATGAAAAATGTGTATTGTTTTACTGACATACACGGCATGTATGAACTATATAAGAAAATTATGAATTATTGTAAATCGGAAGACCCAACTAGCACAATTATTTATCTGGGTGATGCGTGCGATCGTGGGCCTGATGGTTATAAAATTATGAAGGAACTTCTTGACGATCCTTATGTAATTTATTTGAAGGGTAATCATGAAGCGATATTTGTCGATGCTGCGCGCGCAATTATTAACAAATACAATAAGAATGAAGAGCTATATGAATATCTACATTCACTAACGCGTGAGCGCGCAGAGTTCCTAGTTAAAAACTTTTTAAACACCGAAGTAATGCTTCATTGTAGCAATGGCGGCCTGCCTACACTTATTGATTGGCTAGTCGATGGCGCAAGCGAAGAGTTTGTAAATAAAATTGATGAACTCCCACTAACATTCAAGTATGAGAATCTGGATTTTTGCCATGCTGGCGGGCATCCGTATACTTTTGAGCAAGTATACACGGCAGAATATGAAGGCAAAAGGGATACTTTGCCGCCTTATGCGGTCCAGCATGTTCTATGGGATAGAGAAGGTCTTACTATTGGCTGGACAGAAGGTAGAACTTGTGTATTTGGGCATACCCCTGTGGTAATGCTTCCGGCTGTGATATATGGGCGAGATAAGAGCCTAGCGAATGTACATCCTGTTAAATATACTTCTCCAATATCAAGCAATAGAAAGAAGTTTCCGGGTGAGAAAATTGATTTGGATACTGCGGCAGCATGGTCTGGGAAGGCTTGGGTGCTGGATTGCTTGAATGGGGTAAAGTGTGTGGAGTTTGGGAGAAAGGAATAATTTTGAGAAGCTATTTAAAGATAGCTTCTTTTTATTTGAGTAGTAGTTGCTTGAGTATTGGGCGGAAGCTTGAGCGTATTTGCGTATGTGGACATACCCCAGTTCAACATTTGCCGCAGAATAGAGGGCGAAAGATGGATGAGATTAAGCCGGTGATGTATCAAGGGACGGATATTCCGGAATTGAGTGGATGGAAGATTGATATGGATACTGGAGTTGTGAGTAGTGGGAGAATGTGGGTTATGAGTTGTTTAAGCAATAGAAGATATAAGATTGGATATTAAAATATTTTTAATTTATAGGGGGTTGAGAATAATGAAAAATATTGACCCAGATTTTTTAGGTGCTGATAATCGTTATGTTTATTTTATGTCATTAGAAAGTAATAACGAATATCAAAAAATTTATAATAAAGGAGTCGCATATTTAAAAAGTAATTCAATATTAAATGAAGATAATTCTTTTAAGTAGGAAACAAACAATAAGTATAAAAAAGCATTAGATATTCTATAGAAGGGAATAGTAAAAGAAAAAGAAAATGAAAGAGCTTATTTTGAGGATATTTTAGAAGAATTAGCTGGTAGAGAAGAATATGAATCTTTTCTTAAAAGTTTAAAAGATATTTTTGAAACAAAAGATAATTTTAATTATATATAGTTTATAAAAATAATCAATGAAATTTTACTTGGAACCGATTAGTATACCAAAATATTAAAATTAGAAAATGAGCGGCTTATCAAGTTAAAAACTTAGACAGAACAAATAATTGAAGCTTAGAAAGCAAAAGGGGAAAAAGAGAAAGAAATTAAACAAAAATTACGTAATGAATACCTTAAAAAGCACTCCTTGCCTTCTTACGGTGAATATTTTAAAAACATTCCTAATACTGTTGATTATCTTATTGCTGGGGCCGTAAATGATATAGTTAATAAAATAATTAATGATAATAAAATTATGCAACAAATTTTATTGCATTATTTAACAAATTTTAATTTAGATGAACAAGAAGTTATAACTCAAATAATTAATATAGCTTTAATAGAAATTTAGTCAAGTATTCCTAAAATAATTGAAAATTATATGACAGGATAGTCTTTTGATGGTTTTATTGACAGTACTGTACAAAGAATTACAGATGATTATAAATATATGTCATTATAGATGGTAAAAAATTAGTCTTCTACTTTTGGGCGAAATTCGGTATCTATATATCGAATTGATGAAGATGATAAAATTACATTAAAATTGGATGATTTAGCTGATAAATTAATAAGATATAAAGAATACTATTCTAAATAGGCGCAGAATAGTTCAAATAATTTTTTATCGGAATTATTTAATTGGGGCGAAGAAGGGGATCTTATAGAAGAATATAAACAAGCTAAGAAAAATGCTAAAGCTAAACAAAAAGAATATAAAGATGCTGAAAAAAATGGATCAATACCGGATAAAATAAAAAAAGAGAAAGAGGCTGCTGATAAAGCAGAAAAAGATTCAAGAAGAGCCTTAATGGCAAAGTGCAGAAAAATAATAAGAAATTATGCTACTCAAAATAAAATTTTAGATAAAAACAAACTTGATATAATAAGAAATGAATTAATTACAAAAAAAAGTTCTATTACAGGACCTTCTTATTCAGAAATAATAGACGTTATTAGATAGGGAATTTTATCTCAATTTAATCAAACTTATTTTTCTGGTCCATTAAATTTAAAAGCAGATGCTATTACTATTAGACCTCCACGAATAAAGTCAAGTAATTTATCTGACAGTTTAGAAGAAGATCTCCAAAAATTTATAGATAAAGATAAAGATGCTGATTCTTTATATTATACTTATTAGAAATATTTACCAGATTCAGGAGAGGCAACGAGTTTAAACTAGGGTTATATTGCAATGCGGACAGCTATAAATCAAAGATATGCTAATCTATATTTAGAAATACAAAAATCAAATAATTCTTAGCTAAAGAAAATTGAATTATTAAATAAAATAGCTGACTATATGAAAAATACTATATTTGTAACAGAAACTATGAAAACTTTTAATACTTACCAAAATGATTATGGCTTTATTTCTGGTTCTTTAGGAGGAAATATAACTACTCAACTTGGCAATATTGCAGATTTATTTGAAAAAGCAGGAGTACCTCTTTCTGCTGATGAATGGGAATGGTTAGAAATAGCAATTGTTAATTGTTCTCCAAATACTATAGGTTTCTCAAATTAGGGGCCAATAGAAAGATTTTTAAGTGTATTAGCGGGATTTGCGGTATTTGATGAAGGGTCTTTTGAAGTATCTTTAATTTCTGAACAAGCAGAAGAGTATTTTTTATCTAATAGCCCTAAAATTTTACATTTATACCGATTAAATAGCTTATATTTTCCAGGATCATATATATTACAAAGAATTTATGATAAACTGTCCTTAACATTAACATAGGTTGTAGAATAGTATAATACTAATAATGATGGTGTTCATATCCGCGCTGTTGCTTCTGAAAAGGAATTAATTACAAAATTTAATTCAAAAGAATATAATGAAAATCGAAAGCGATGGGCTACAGTTTATGGATTGGCCAGTACTAAAGAATATACCTCTATTGAAATTTCTTTTATATCAGGTTTATTAGATATAGTTAATAAATTAAGTTCAAATAATATACTCCCATAATTATATTAATTAAGGAGGTGATACCCGTGTCCAAAATAGCCGACTTCTTCCTCGGTTTCAAACGTCGTTATGACGCCCAAGTTATCCGCAACGAGAAAATGGACGAGTTTCTTGCCAGCGCGAAAACCAACTTTGATAAAATTGGAGAAATGAATAACACTATGGCTGATCTTGGTACTACCGTAGCAAGTCTCGAAACAAAAGTAGACAATCTCCAAACGCATATTGGTCAACTTGATGACCGTTTAGATACCATAGGAAGGGGCACCAAAATGGAATTGTTAGAAACACTATACAGATGGCGCAAAATCTTAGTAGAACGCGGATGGCGTACAAAAGAAGAGATGAAAGAAATCAAGGACATTTATGAACTATATCACAAAAAATTAGAAGGAAACGGTTAGGGTACTGCATACTATAATGAAATAGTTGCTCTGCCAGAAAGAGAGATCTCTTAACTGTTGACTTTTTATTTAATTTATATTATAATAAATTAAATAAAAGGAGGATAAAAGAGTGATACAAGAGAGAAGAAGCAAAGAAAAAATCCCACAGCTTGAAATCTACACAGACGGTTCATGTAAGAAGCTTGGGTCGGCCGCAACTTTTGGCGGTTGGAGCTTCATTGCTCTCAGGGGCGGAGAACGTATTTATGAGGTTGCTGGCAGCGAATATGGAACCACAAATCAGCGTATGGAATTGTTAGCGATACGCAACGCCTTAGAGTTCGCGCAAAAGAACCGGCACCCAAATGAAAAAGTTGTTATTTATAGCGACTCTGCTTATGCGATTAACTGCTATCTTCAAGAATGGTACATCAATTGGCAGTCAAATGGTTGGACAAACTCCAAAGGCGAGGATGTAGCCAATCAGGACTTATGGATAGAAATTGTGCCCTATTTTGATAATTTTTGGTATACTTTCATAAAGGTTAAAGGGCACGAAACAAATTATTGGAATAATGAATGTGATCGTCTCGCGCAGATGGCATCACAAGAACTAAAAGATAATTTTAAAGGAGAACAAAATGAGTGATGATATTTATGAAGTTGAAAGAAACGAGTATGCTGGTTTCATCGGGCAACTAAACAAGTAGAAATGTGAAGTTGAACAACTTTATGAGGAAGATCGTACTATTATAAATATCAAGAGCAAGGCAACTAACACTCTCTTATGTAAACGAGTGATCCCGGAATCCGGTCTTGAACAATATTATGTTTATAATATGCCCGCAGATGATGAACGTGTTGCCCCAAAGCCAGTACAAATATTCAACTTGGAAACAAAGGAAGAAGTACAAACCTTCTTTGAAATCTTAAATAAATTACAGGAGCATAAGGCAAATGACTGAAATCTTTCCAAATGTGCGCGATGAAGTACGCAAATGCGGCGAAACCGCATGGAAAATTGCGATGGCTTAGATTACTCCCGATAAAGCCGCACAATTTTTGAACACGGTCATTGAATATTACAAACATTCATATACCGAAGAAGAAATTAATTTCCTTCATTTTTATTTTCAAACGCAAATGGAGATGGCAAATAATGAATAAAGTTTTTATTATATCTGGTAAATCTGGACACGGGAAAGATCAAGTAGCGACCTTTATGCGCGAAGCCTTAGAAGCATCTGGGAAAAAGGTTCTTATTATACATTTTGCTGATGTTCTGAAGTATTTTCTAAAAGAATATTACGGATACGATGGCGATAAATCCAAGCCCGAAAATCGTTCACTATTACAGCATGTAGGGACGGACATGGTACGAAAGAAACATGCTAACTATTGGGCGGGAGTAGTATTGGGCTTCCTGTCCGCGCAAGAAGATTACGAAGACTTTGATTATGCTATTGTTCCAGATGCGCGATTTGAAAATGAAGTTGAGCTATTGATGCGTAATCTTCGTGGCGCCGTATCTATTCGTGTTGAGCGTTATAATGAGGACGGCTCACCTTGGGTGAACCCTAAACTGACGGACGAACAGCGCGCACATGCTAGTGAAACCTCATTAGATGATTATGTCTTTGATTATACAATCATTAATGATGGAGATCTTGAATTACTTAAAGATAATTGTATGATATTACTAGATGACCTTAAGATTAGGAGAACTACTTAATGCTATTAAGAGAATTAGAGCCTGAAAAGTATTGGAGTATGCCCAATTCTTATACTAAAGAAAAGCGTGAATTAGAGATTGGCCGCATGATTGAAGATGGCCTTCATAGCTTCCAACTTAAAACTGATGGTAATTATTCTGCGTTTATTTGTGATTTTGATGGCGATAAACGTCTGATTGGGCGCGGAGTAAGCACGGTAACGGGCGAATACACTCGTATTGATGATAGACTATTCTTCTTTGATGCCGTTGCTGCCGCATTTGATAAACCTACCCGTATTATGGGCGAAGTTTATTATGATAAAGGCATTGACCGTCATGTTGGTTCAGTCTTGCGCGCAAAGCCAATTAAATCTAAAAGCATTCAGGATGAAGAGTTTTACATTGAAGCTTCTAAGACTACTAAGTTTACAGCCAAAGATAAGAGAGATATTGAAGGCAATGAGTTTAGAAATCAGAAGCTAAAATGGCGCATTTTTGATATTTGGTACTATGATGGACTCGATTTAATGAAAACTCCATGGATTGAGCGCCAAAAGTATGTAAAACTTGCGGCTGAACGCATTAACAATCCATTAGTTAACTATGTCCATTCCTATCCAATGGATGAGACATTTTATGATAAATTAAATCAGATTTTTGCGGCTGGTGGTGAAGGTGTAGTAGTATATCAGAACTCTGGACTACCAGAGCCAGGAAAACGTACAGCTCATAAGACCCTAAAAGTTAAAAGAGAACTAGAACACCTTATTGATTGTGTAATCACTGGAACAGAGCCAGCCGTTGAAGATTACACTGGTAAAGATATTGGTAATTGGCAATATTGGAGAGATACCCGAACTGGAGAGCTTCTAAAAGGGCCTCTATTTGGTGAATACCAGCAAGGCCGCACTATTAAACCCATTAGTCGTGGTGCTTACATGGGCTGGCCAGGTGCGATTTATACCAGTGTATATAATAATCAGGGAGAACTACAAAAGCTATGTAAAGTCTCAGGATTAACTGATGACTTTAAGCAGTCCTTAGCTGATAATTTTGATGAATGGTATCTATGCCCCGTTACCATTGGTGGCATGGCTATCAGTACAGCTTCAGGACTAAGTGTGCGGCATCCTTACCTTAAATCCATCCGCAAAGGTGATATTGAACCGCATGATTGTACACTCTCTAAAATATTAAGTTAATATAGCTACTCGATAGCTATATGAAGGAGGATCATATGGATTTAGATGAACTATTTAATACGGTACAAGCTTATGGATTTGATCCTGCTTTGTATCAGTATTTTAATCAGCTAATAAATCATAGGACAATTATTTTTAACTGTGATGTACAAGAAGATATTGTTGAGAAGGTATATATTCCACTTCGTGAGTTTGAGCAAGATACATCTACTGAACCAGTCACTTTAATTATGAATAGTAGCGGCGGTTCCGTATCTGACGGTTTCTTCTTGGCGCATTATATTTCACAGTATAAAAAACCTCTTAACATTATTGTCCCAGGATATGCCTGTTCAATGGCCGCAGTTATTTTGGCTAGCGGCGGAAAAAATAAAAATGTTACTCGTAGCTGTTTCCCATGTTCATATTCTCTAATACATGATGGATATGTAGCCTTATCTGCTCAGGAAACCAAAACTGCTAATGATATTATGGCTTTTAATGATAATATTGATAAACAGATTAGAAAGTTCTTTGTAGATAATACCAACATTAGTGAAGAAGAATATGATTCTCATACTCGTCATCAATGGTTCTTGGACTCAGAAGAAATGCTAAAGTTTGGCCTAATTGATGAAGTATATGGGAAGGCTAAGGAGTGAGATTATGGAAATTAAGCATTTTGCGGATACCTCAGCTCTCTTACATCAGAAGAACTTAATTGAATCACAAGCAAAAATCCTTATTAGCCCATTAACTTTACAAGAGTTGGAGGGCATTAAGAATAATGAAAAGGAAAGTGGATCAGTTAAGTTTTAGGCGCGAGAGGTAGTCCGCGCTATTTTAACAACAAATCAATTTGAAGTTATTACAATAGATAATCGTAAAATTGATAAAATGTTAAAGAAATATTCATTTTTAAGTAATATCAATGACCATCGTATTATTTGCGCGGCTGAACTATATGCAGAGCAAGAAAAGCAAGATTTAACATTTTTTACAAGTGATGCTTTACAATACCTTTTCGCGCTAAGAATGCCACATCTTATGGCCGTTCACCCATCAGAGGAAGATGATATTGAGAGAGAGTGGGGCGGTTGGGAGAAATACTATCCAAATGAGACTGAGATGAGTATGTTATATTCTGACCCTAAAATGAATATTTTAAAGTGTAAAACTAATGAGTTTGCTAAAATATATGATGGCTCTACTCTAAAAGATGTATTATTTTGGGATGGGAATGAATATAGACATTTAAAGTACAAGGAGTTTGTTGCGCCCACAGGTGAGCGTATCATCCCTAGAAATACAGAACAAAAAATGTATTTAGACCTATTACAAAACGAATCCATCCCAATTAAACTTTGTATTGGTCATTTCGGTACTGGTAAGTCTATGTTCGCAGAAACTTGGGCAACATATCAACTTCAGTCTGGTAAGTTTGACAAGATTGTTTTTGTGAAAAATAATCTAGAAGTTAAAGGCGCAGGTATCTTAGGCACATTGCCAGGAGATGAAATAGATAAGCAGTATCCCTGGCTCAGATAGCTGGAAGACCACCTAGGCCCGCAGTTGTTTGAAGAGTATTTAGACACTGGACGCATCGAACCAGCACATTTATCTACATTACGCGGCCGCGACCTTAAACATAGTTTAATACTAGTAGATGAAGCAGAAAATCTCTTAACTACTAACATTCAATTATTACTTGGGCGCGTAGCAGAAGGAAGTCAAATTATATTCTGCGCCGACATTAAACAATGTGATTATAAAAGTAATACAATGAGTGGAGTTCCTCGCCTTATTCAGGCTCTTGCTGGTAATCCTTTATTTGGTATGGTCAAGTTAATCAAAACTGAACGTAGCAAGGTTGCCGCATGTGCGGACTTGCTCGATTAAATTATAGGCGCCGTTTGGCGCCTCTTTTTTTATTTGACTTTTTTAAAAATCCATGATATAATAGAAGAAAAAGTAAGGAGATAATCATGGATTACGAATACTTTACTACTTTTTGGCAGGATTTTGATATTGCGGAAATATTTGGCATTGATGCTATTAAAGAAACAGCTTCTCGCGTCTTTAATGAATGGAAAGATGACGTAAGATACCTTACTGAACTGGTAATGATTCTCAATCATAAGTGCTGGTATTTTTATGAGCATAATAAGCAGAATCTATCTGAACTTTATGCGGACTTATACTATGAATATAACGATAAAGCATTAGATTATCTCGAAGAAAAGAATAACAAAGAAGATTTATCTTACTATATTCGAACCTTAGATTAAGGAGGAACTATAATGACAAATAAACAACTATGGGATAACCTGATAGATGAGTATTTCAAGCGCTATCCAGAAGCGGGCCTAGCTTGGTGGCAGGCACCACTAGATGAACAGCCAGAAGGATATAAAATTAGAATGTATGATATTCTATGGGATTTGACCTATAGGGAGGAAAAGTAATATGAAGATTTACTTGGCAGGCCCTATTTTTACTTATGGCGATCTCTTACGTAATACTGAATGGGCGCGAAAGATTCGCAACGCAGTTCCAGGAGTAGACTTGTATTCCCCTGTCGAAAATACCGACATTAACGGAGTTGAGGGGAAAAAGAAGTTTGCGGGCTCTCAAGAGATCGCAAATGGAGATAACATTCGTCTCAATAAAACCGATATTCTTGTGGCTTGTATAGATGGTGATGTTCTTCCGTCCGGCACATGTGCTGAAATTGGGAAGTTCCATGAAAAGATTGAGCGTGGAGACCATAAATATATTGTTGGTATTTGTACAGATAATCGACAAATGTATCTAACACATAGTGAAGCTAAAGATAAAGGTGGCGCTGCTTCACTAGGAGAACAGCAATATAGCTATCAGAACCTTTATGTTACTGGCCTTATTAAGCAAGGCGGTATTCTTGTAAGTAATATTGAAGATGCCATTGCTTTTATCAAAGAGCATGAAGATGAGTTTAAAGAAAACAATAATGAAACAATATCTGATTGGAGGTAAACATGTGTATTAAAAATAATATTGAGGTCGGGTGGCGTTGTCCACGTTGCGATCGTATAAATGCCCCATGGGTACGGCAATGTGATTGTTCACCAAGTGCTTATACTATTTCTTGCGATAAAATTACAATAAATCCGAATGATAATTGGTGGAAAGATCGGACTACTACAGGCAATGATACTTTTAAAATCCATCCAGACTCTATCACATATACTACTAGTACAAATCAAGCAGTTGGCGGCAGCGATTATAAGGATTCCGCTACTGGAAATTGGACAAATGTTCCCAAAACTTATACTAATTCGACAAAGGAGTAAATATTATGCTATATAATATAAATGATAAAATGCCATTCAGGCGGCTAATTACTTGTGCGCTACAACAAGTCATGGCGTGTTTCGTAGCCACAATCTTAATTCCACAGATTTGTAATGTTCCTATTGCGCCAGCAATGTTAGGCGCTTGTATCGGCACGCTAATTTATCAGCTTTGTACAAAAGGACAAAGTCCTATGTTCATTAGTTCATCGGGCGCATTTGTAGCCGCAGTAATTGGTGGAATAGGACTTGGTGGCTATCCAGCAGTTGCGATTGGCGGTATTATTATTGCGCTAATTTATTGCGGCGTTGGATTACTTATTAAACGTAGTGGTACAGCTTGGCTTGATAAGCTTCTGCCGGCGGCGGTCATCGGTCCAGTTGTAGCAGTTATAGGTTTGAACTTGGCTACATATATACCAACTTATTTCCAAGTAAATGGCCAGTATAGCCTACTTGGTTTTGGTATGGGTGTTCTTACTATGATTATTGCTGCATGTATCTCACATTATGGTAAAGGGTTTATACGCAATTTGCCTTTCCTAGTATCTATGCTTATTGTATACGGTATCTCTTGCATCCTAACAGTTTGTGGAATCCCATTAGTTAATTTTGCGGCCTTTAATAATATGCGAATTATTCAGATACCAGATTTTGCATTTCTACATTATGATTTTGTCAATTTCAATTGGAGCCTATTACCGCAGATTTTACTACTCTTTGTCCCTCTTAGTTTTGTTTGTATTGCTGAACATATTTCAGATCACAAGGCTTTAAGCGCGGTTATCAACACAGACCTTACACATACGCCAGGTCTTGGCTCTACTCTAATTGGTGATGGCCTTGCTTCCGCAGCAGGTATTTTCCTATCTAACATTCCCAACACCTCGTATGGGGAAAGTGTCGGAACTACCGGTTTTAGTAAGGTTTGTTCTAAGTATGTAATTACATTAGCCGCAATCATTATGGGAGTTGCGTCCATCTTCGGACCTCTTCAAGCAATTCTAGTTTCTATGCCTTCATTCATCTTAGGTGGTTGTGCGGCCATTTTATACGGATATATTACTTTAAGTGGTATTCGTACCATTAAGAATCAGGTAGATCTTGAAAATAATAAGAACATTATTATTGTAGCAACAGTACTAACATTAGGGGTTTCTGGTGCTGTTTGTAATTTCGGTATTGTAAGTATTGGAACTACTGCACTTGCTATGATTGTAGGTATTGTACTTAATCTTATCTTAAAGGAGAAAAAGAGTGTATGATTATGAACAAGGACAACAAGACCTAGCCCAAGAAATCTATGATATAATTTTTAATCAAGAAAACTATAAATGGCAATTAATTCATAGAACTGATAATGAAACTGCTCATCATTTTAATGACATATTAATGAAAATACATGATTTATTAAAAGAAAAATATCATATATCTATGAGAAATTAAAGCTTCAACTTCTCTTATTTGACTATTTATATAAATTACAATATAATTTATATAGAAAATAGAAAGGGGATAAAAATGATTAATAAGTCGGAACAGGAAATGAAGCGGCCGAAAAGCCCATTACAGCGCTTATATAATATTGAAAAAACTTTATTCCCAAATACGAAAAGCAATATAAATGAGTTTGAAAAAATACTTGCTGAGATTTATTCAAAAAAGAAAAATGAATGTTTAATGTAATATAAGAGAAGAAACTTTGGGTTTCTTCTCTTTCCCCAATTTTATTGTAAAGGAGAAAACAAATGTACAAAACTCTTGAATCCCTACAAAATGAATGGCCCCTTGGTTCTATTTTAGCCGAGGAGCCAGTAGAACATCGTTTCTATTGTGCCGATGAAGTATATTTAAATAAAATTAAAGAATACTATGGTGCTGAGAATGTGCGCCAGGTTTCGCCGCATCATGTCATCGCAACTAACCTTAACATCAAAACCGTTGATTCTTACATGACTGATGGCACATACTGGTATCCAATGACTAGAAGCGGTCATCAGTGGGAAATCTACTATCCGGAAGTGTTCTAACATGGAGCAAATTGTTCAAAATAAAAAATATTTTGTCGCTCCAGTTAATTCTTCTAAAGCAAATAAGTTCACATGTTATTATCATTATTCACACGTTGGCTTTAAAAAGGCTAAATTAAATCTAGGCATTTATGATATAAGTACAAAAAAATTAGTTGGAGTATAGCAATGGGGCTGCTCCGCGCAAGAAGGCATACGTTTAGATCGGTATGTTAAAGAGCCCATTACAACTAAGGAATATTATGAATTAAATCGTTTCTGTATGGCAGATACAGAAGGTAAGAATGCCGAATCATAGGCTATTGCGCTTGGTATTAAATGGATCAAGCGCTATTAGCCTTAGATTAGGCTACTTGTATCATATGCTGGACGAAAAGAAGGCAATTATGGATATATATACCAAGCCTCCAATTGGGAGTATCTTGGCTACTTTGTTTCTAATGGCTTTTGGCGCCTAGATGGACAAGAAGTACACCATATGACAGTATGGTATAGATATTCTCATAGTCCTTATACTGATCTTTCTATTCCAGATGCTTTGTGTAAAATGTATAATTCCGTAATTCGGACTTGGACAAAATAGTTTATTTATATTTAGCGGCTTGATTCAACTCTTACTGTTGCTTCCCCAATCCTATCTTACCCAAAACCCAGTATGTTTTCTATTACAGATAGAGAAAAGGTTTATAAAGACGAGCCTTTTGAAACCCAAAATAATACTCAAATGACCCTGCCTGAATACTATTATGATTCAGAGGAATTATTATTTACCCGCGAAAAACTAATTCGAGATGGTGTTTTAACCGCTCATTGTAATCAATACTAGGTGGCAATGTATGATTTATATGGATAGCTTCTGGATGTACGTAAGGGTTTATCTAGTTTTGAACCAGAATACTTATCCACATCTATTAGACGTTCTGCTTTAAAAGGAGCAACATACAAAGATCATTTCTTTAAATTATTCTCTATAAATGAGACAGATATTCCAGAAGAAGTTGAAGTTCCTATTGTGGGTATTATAAATGAGATTCCGTTTATATCTTACGCAGAAATTGGACGTTATTGCGGCGTTACGCGTTAGGCCGCACATGCTGCGTGGAAACGCCACGCAAAAACAGTTCATGGATATGAGGTAATTTGGATAGAAAATACTTGACTTTTTGTAATTTTATTGTATAATATAAATAGAAAAAAGAAAGGATGATGAATGTAATGGGTATGGATTTGAATATCTTCTCGGCGCGAAATCGTGAGGTTTTTAAGCATGATAACTGGTGGGATTCGGATCAGGTACAGCAAGAGTTTTATGCTCGTAAGTATTGGAGCCTGGTAAATAATTGTACCTTTATTCCTCGCGATTATGAGAATGGCGATTTTATTGAGCTGTCCTTGGATAATTTCGATGAAATGATTGAAGTTGCTTGCCATCACAGGGATTACTTTGATTCCTACTCTAATGTTGAGAAGTTGTGCGAGTTGCGCGATAAGTATGCTGAATGGATTGAAGCAGAAGATCCAAGAAAAATGTATTTGGAGTATGATTGGTAATGAAGTTTGATGAGTGCGTCGCAAAGTATCCAATCCAACATACTTTAGTTGGATATTATGATAGCGATCAATATTTTAGACTTCCTATCGGCGGCAATGTTGATGATATTGAGTATTGGCAAAATCCGCCTTTCTAGGATGGCGAAGGATGCTATTCATTCATTACTTATGATCCTTTTATCCGAGACTTCACTTGCTGGCAATTTATTTTCCAGCGAGTTGAAGGATATATAAACAATTCTACTGATTCAAATAATTTTTTCCCTGCGATATGTTCAAAAGATTTTAATTGGGAGAAAATTGATCCTTATGCTAAGTCTGGCTTTAGAATTATTCCATTAAGCCGTGAACTTGCTGAAAAGTTTGGATGGCCATTAGATGAGTATGCTACTGATAAATATAGAAAAGAACAAATAGCCTATTTGTTTAATCCTAAAAGTTATTTAGAAGAATTAACCTTTACTAATGCGACGGCAATAAAGAAGTTTGTTAATGAACAAAAAGCGTTGTCGAATTGAAACTTAATAGTATTACCTATTCTATAAAGAATAGGTAGTATTTTCTTTATCTTAAATTATGTCCTACAGGCAGGTGCGCATATGACACGAGATATTATAAAACAGTATGAACTATTTGCTTATAATAAAGGATGGAATCAAACTGAAGCAGCAGAAGCAATTGGATGCAGTCAAGAACATTTAAGTCGTATTTTTAGAGGGATAAAGAACCCATCAGTTAAGCTATTAGATAAAATGGAAGAGGTAATACAAGATGGAGAAAACTAATTTATATATTGTATATATGCCACGGATTGCCGCCGCATTAAGAGAAATGGGCTTTAAACTAATAAAAGTATCGCCTAATAATAGAAAACCGCAATATGATGTGTATTGGTTTGAAGATACACCTGACCTCCGTTCTGCGTTCCCAGAAGCCGTTAAGCGCGCGCAGCGTTAATACAGGTAATACAGGATAATACAGGAGGTAAATAGTATGGCGAATTTTGCTAACCAAAAGACAATTGAAATTAGCAATGCTCACATTGATAAAGTCGCGCATGTAGCTAATACTAATGCGAGCTTTTTAAAAGCAATAGATTGGAAATATATTGAGCAGGCCCAACAAGTTTTAACGGGTAATGAGTTTACTTTATTGGTGTATATTCTTAAATGGGCGGGCAAAGGTGAGTTCGATTTTTCGCCTGCGGCGGTAGAAATTGCGACTCAAATGTCAGATAGTACAGCCACTCGCGCGCGGGTTGTCTTGGAAAATCTAGGTTTTATTAAACAGAAAGAAAATAGGGCGAACCGTTATGAAATAGATTTGAATCCACCTGGCCTTGCTGAACTGGCTATACAGAAGCGCGCGGAAAATATAGTTAAGCGGCAAAATAAACATAAAGTTGTACCCAAAATAGATGAAACTTTTGTGTCTTAATTTAACTCAAAATGGGTACAACTTATTGACCTCAAATTGGCTAAAGGTTCTACCCAAATTGGGTGGAGGTTCCACTCAAATTGACTAAAGGTTTGACTCAATTTGGGTTAAGGTTTAACCCATTTTGGGGTTAGTATATAAAGATATAAAGATATAAAGATAGTAAAGATATAAAAATATGGCGCTGGCGCGCAATAATTTGACTATTTGATAATTTTATATTATAATAAAAGAAAATGGAAGGAAAATCTAAATGATTGATAGAGAGAAAACGATTCGCAATCTGGAAACCATAGGCGCATGGCATACACATCATTATGAGCCGTTTCATTATGAGTGCGCGGAAACTATTCATGATGCGCTACAACTGCTAAAAGGGCAAGATGTGCTAATGAAAGAGCAGGATGCGCGATACAAAGAAATGGTCATTGAGTGGTTAAGGGAAATGGCGCATAATAATTATCAGGAAACTAAGAAAATGGACTTCTTGGATGCTATCCTTGAGATCAGAGAACGCGCTATGGTTGGCCTTGAAAATTATTTTAAGGATTATAAAAAGAGTAAAGCGGCAAAATGAAATGATTAATAAAGAGAAAATTCGACGTGGCGCAGAGTGCTGCAAGTATAAACCTTCTGCCAATGGATGCCCAGAAGAATGCCCGTACTTGCCAAAAGGACATTTGACCTGCGGATTAGATCCATTTCTTGACGATGTGATTATGTTGCTGAAAGAACAGAAACCTGTCAAACCAAAACTCGTTGGTGTAAATACATGGACGTGCGGTGAATGCGGTGCATTGCTTGGCTGGGAGGAGTATTCATGTCCGGAGTGCGGAAGGACAGTGAGGTGGAATGAATAACCTATTAGTGGGGATTTTAACCTTTTGGATTTTAATTGGCGGTTTTATCGGCGGCTTTTTACAAATACTATTTACATTAAGCGATGATGATGAGTTGTCTTATAAAACAGCATTTTGGTATGCGATAGTGTTTTATGAAAATAATAAGGATAGACTTAATTCTTCTGGATTAACTATAGTTATTGTTGTAATGTCATTATTACTTTTACCAGGTTATGTTTTAACATTTTTTATAACATGCCTATATAAAATAGTTCGTAAATTGTGGGAAATGTATAAATATATATTTAGAAAAGATAGAAGTGCTGTAAAGAAAGAGAGGATTAAAAATAAGGATGACTGAAATAAACTCCATTATGAAAATTGCCACTGAATTGAAGAGTATTCATATCATGCTTATGTTCATAAATACGGCATTGTGGCTTATCTTGTTTTGTAAAAGAACTTATAGCCGTACAGATGGAATTAAAGAAGCAATTAAGGAATTGACAGATATTATTAGATCAAGGCGGTAAATAATTATGAGAATAGGCAGATTTGAAATTGGAATCAGGGCATATCGCACATCTGATTTCTTATGGTTTTATCATCCTCTACTTAAATGTAATGAAAAACCAAACTTTGTTTTCTTCGTATGGATTGGATGGCACTTATATGCGTGTATGAGAAGGAGGAAACATAAATGACCAAGCAGGAAGCTATAGAATGGCTTGAGTTTATGCGGGAGCAAGAACATACCAAGGGAGCTCTAAGCCCTACTCCGTGTAATACAGAAATCGCACTTCAAATGGCTATTGACGCAATGAAGCAGCCTGAAATCGTTCGGTGTAGGGATTGCATATGGTATGATACCGGAAAGTGTTTAAATGACAACGTTCATTGGCAAATCGAAGATTGTGGCTGTTATTCAGATTTTATTACTGATCTAGACTGGTATTGCGCAGAAGGAGAAAAAGGGTGATCAGAAATGAAAATTGTTAAAGCAAATGGTGTTCCAATATATGAAGTCACTTGTGAAGAATGTAAATCAATTATTAGGTACAAAGCATGTGAAGTCGCATATTGTCATATTACTTGTCCTGTTTGCGGAGTTTCTCTTTGGGCAAATACGGTGCGCCCTATAGCTTATGAGTCACCGGAGGTGAATAAGGATGCCTGAATGGCTAACTCTTGGAATTACAGCTTATATAGCAATAATTTTGACATATATCTTTATTTTAATAACTGATAGGCGGTGAAATAGGATGCGGCTCAATGTAGACTATAAAGATTTGGACGACTTGCTTGAAAAGTATCAAGATGCTTTACCATCAGATGAAAAACTGACGCGCGTCGATGTCAAGATATTTAAGAGTATCTTTTTCGGGCTTGCAGAAATCAGCAATGGCGGCTGGACCAGCGTGAAAGAGAAGCCACCGGAAGAAAAAGTCTGGGTACTTGTATGGGAAAAGCAAGGCTTCGCGTATGCCGATAAACTAGTAAATGGTGTCTGGCAGATCGGAGGCAACAACGGCGCGATCATTACGCATTGGCAGCCGTTACCAGAAGAACCGAAGGAGGAAACATGAGTAAAACTAACTGTATCAACTGTGGCGCAGCGAAAGAATGGAATGCTACCAAATGTCCTTTTTGCGGTACATCATACTTTGATTTTACGTCTATTGACTTTACGAAAAGCGCGCCTGTGGCATGTCAATTCGCCGTCCCTGTAAAGTATGGTGGAAAAATGTATAAGGGCGTCATGACAATGCTAGCAAAACCGAGCTTTCAAGACTTAGAGTTTTAGGATGAAATAGCACATGTGGTAGATGGTCATGGCACAACATTATATCAGATTACTCAATCGCGATCAGCTAATTCTCATATAGAGTTTCAACATATTGTTGCGCCAGACGGTTCGTTATTTAAATTGGAGATACCAGAACTTAAACATAAAAATACTAAATAAAAAATGATAGAATGACGGCATTGGGAGGAAATATGGAAATAATTGAAACAATTCCTATTTATGGTATACCTGGTTGGGTTGGAATCCTCTTTGCTTCAAGTTTTATACTTGGTATGTTAGCGACTATATTTGCTGTAAATACAAAATATATAGGTGTGATTATGGCAATTATCTCTGTTATTGGCCTTATACTAAGTGGCATTACCGCGATTGTCTTTAATAAAGCTGAATTTAAACATAATGAATATATAGTACGTATTACAGATATGCCCGCACAAGAGTTTATTGAAAAATATGAAGTAGTCAAACACTTTGATTACTCTGATGTAATTCAAGTAAAGGAGATTGAGAAGAAATGAAAGTAATTGCACGTCCAATTGGGACTGGTAAAACTAAGGAACTTATGGATATTGCGCTCGAATCAGATGGAATTATTCTTACTACTAACAAGCGTGCTCTATCCACAAAAGCACAGGCATATGGCTTCGATAACTTAGAAATTGTAGATTGGAATGATCTACTGTATGGGAATTATGATAAAGAAAAGCCGCTATTCGTACACAAGCTTGACGATGTTATGAAGGAATACTTCTTTAAAGACTTTAATTTAAACTTGGCTGGTTATAGTATTGCGATGGGGGAATAAGATGGAAAGATATTCAGCCGAAGAACTGGCTCATTTGGTTCAAGATACTATTGATTGGCGCGATTGGGAGATTGAAGGACTTCGTGAGGAGTGTAAGCGTTTAAAGGAAGACGCGAAGAAAATTGTAAGCCAGGAATATGAAAAACAAATTGCTTCTTTGGAAAAAAGATTACAGTTATCATATGGAGAGTTTAATTCTCAACGAGAACTTGATGCGTATAATAAGTTTGTAAATGAGCATCTTATTGAAAGAGAAGAACATAAATGTAATGGCGGCCGCGTCCCATACATTATTCCTAACCATACTGGAATTGGTACAATTTTTAAGGTAAAATGTCCAATCTGCGGAGAAGAAAAAGATATTACTGATTCGGAGGCATGGTAATGTACGATTATAGAAAAGAAATGGTTGAGGATATTAAGAATTATATTCAAGATGATTCTGAAACCTTTGAAGCCTATAAGGATGATCCAGATAAACTTTTTGACTACTACTATGATGACCTATGGACAGAAGATTGTATTACCGGTAATGGCTGCTATGGATATGCGGACGAGGAAATTTGCCTAAAATATGTGGGCGAAAACCTTCCTCTTTATTTCGATGCCGCCTATGAATTTGATGTGTTTTCAATAAAGGCCCCATTGGACTGGGTTAAGAAAAATCCCGGTAGGCATATGGACTGTACGATTAGATGTTATTTACTGTCTGAATGCCTTGAAAAAGCTTTAAAGGAGTTGGGAGTATGAAATGGTGCTGGTCTAGTCGATTACATTATAAAATAATGAAACTAATCCATAAAATCTTTCATCATTTTTATGGATGCTGTGATTCTCACACTAAAGATTGCCGCAAGTGTATATTTGTTAGAGGCTGGTAAATAGTTGACTATAATTAAAATTATGCTATAATATATTGTGAGAAAGATGAGAGGTGAGAGAATGGCATATAACGCAGACTCAATACAGGTACGAGATTTTCGTACTGCGGCGCGATTGACTCCGGGTATGTACATTGGCGCGGATGGTCAAGATGCTATGTTTAATTGTTTTCTAGAAATATTAAACAATGCCTGCGATGAAGCAATTATGGGCCGCGGTAATGAAATTACTGTGGAAGTCAATAACAATGATATTAAAGTCACCGATAAAGGCGCGGGAGTTCCACATGGAAAAAATAAAGATACAGAAGAAGTACTCATCGAAATATATACTTCTGCTCATTCTTCTGGCAAGTTTGATTCGACTAACTATAAGAGAGTTCGTGGTATGCACGGTATTGGGTCGAGTACAGTGTGCGTTTGCTCGGAAATCTTCGAAGTCTGGACACGCAGAGATGGGGCAGAATGGAACATTGTATTTAAAGACGGTATACCACAATCTTCTACTGCGAACAGAGTTCGAGCTACAAAAGAAACAGGTACGACAGTATATTTTAAGCCTGATAAAACCATATTCCATTTAAGTGAAGATACTCCCTCATTTGATAAAGAACGAATTAGAAAAGAATTACAATTAACTAGTTATTTTATTCCAAATGTTAGTTTTGTGTATAAGACAGATGGAAAAGAAGAGAGATTTCTATCTAAAAATGGATTGAAGGATTTCGCAGCAAATAACATTTCCAAGCCACTTCATAAACAATATATCTATGGGACTAAGACATTTGATAGTGATATAGATATTGAAGTTTTCGCGCAATGGACTGCAGGGAGGGAGAAATGCTATGTATTTTCTAACGGTGCTCTTAATAGTGGTGGTGGTACTCCTGTATCCGGAATGAAAACTGCCTTTACACGCACTATTAATGATTTAGCTAAAGAATCATTTGATGGTGATATGATTCGTAAAGGTCTTGTAACTATTATTAATATTAAGCATCCACATCCTATATATCAGAATCAGGTTAAGGATAAGATTCAGAATCAGGAATTGCGCGGTTATACACAGACGGTGTTTACAGAAGCTATTAAGGAATGGGCGCTTAAAAATAGAGAAGATTTTGATAAAATTATTGGCCTTCTAACTAAGGAAGCACGTGCCGATGCCGCCGCAGAAAAAGCTCGCAACGCAATCCTTAATATGGAGAAAAAAGAAACCGAACAGCGCAAACGTAAGGTAACTTCTTCCGATAAGTTCAAAGATTGTGAAAAGCATGGTCAAGACTCAATGCTTATTATTTGCGAAGGAAACTCGGCGTTAGGCGGCTTAATGCCTGCGCGCGATGTAAAAACCGAAGCATTATATGCGGTGCGCGGTAAGGTCAAAAATCTGATGAAGCACCCACTTGATGAATGTTTGGAAAACCAAGAAGTCTCTGACATTATTATGGCACTTGGATGCGGTATTCAAGACAGATATAATAGCAAGAAATTGAACTATGGAAAAGTTGCTATTGCAGTTGATGCTGATGTGGACGGCTATAACATCATGTGCCTTATTACCACTCTTTTCTATGTTCTAATGCCAAAATTCATCGAAGAAGGACGGCTTGGATGGCTACGTGCACCGCTTTATAGATTGAGTAAAGGAAATCAGCATGTTTATGCTTATGATGAGGATGAACTTGCTGAATTAAGGAAAACTCGGCCAGGATGGGAGCAGAGCCATTTTAAAGGGCTCGGAGAATGTACATCAGAGGACATGGAGGGTTCAATGTTGCATCCGACAAGTCGGCGTCTGGAAATTTTAACTATAAGTGATGCCGAAGCCGCGGCTGAGTCACTACAAATGCTGATGGGTACGGAAGTTGAGGGACGCCGAGACTTCTTGTTTGAAAACGTAGATTTTAGTATTTTGAATAATTGAGGTAAATATGCCTAAAGTGATAGATATGTCCGGTTGGATAATGAAAGAACATGGTGTACCAGAAAGTAGATTAACAGTTCTCAATAAGAATCTAACTTATAAAAAAGAACATAATATTAAAAAGAGTGGAGTTTATTGGAATTGTAAATGTGAATGCGGAAATATATTTACAGCTTGTGGATATAACATTCGTTCTGGTGCAGTTCTATCCTGTGGTTGCTTAAGAAATGAACGCAGTCGTGCAGATGCAGTTAGACGCTTAAAATTAGGACATTTAAATAAAAAAGATTTAACTGGAAAAAGATATGGTAAACTAACTGTATTAAAAGATTCAGGACAAAGAACACAAAATAAACATGAAATTTTATGGCTATGTCAATGTGATTGCGGAAATACAATTTTAGTTAAAACAAGTCACTTAGAATTTAAACAAGGAACAGAGTTGCATACAACTAGTTGTGGTTGTATTATATCAAAAGGCGAAGAACGAATTAAAAAAATATTAGAAGAAAATAATATTAATTTTAAAAAAGAATATAAATACGATGATTTAATTTCTTCAAAGGGTTATCATTTAAGATATGATTTTTATATTAATAATAATTTTTTATTAGAATATGACGGAATACAACATTTTCAAGAATGGAAAAACAGCGATGATTCACTGGAGGAACGTCAAGAACGAGATAAATTAAAAAATGAATATGCTAAATCGCATAATATTCCATTAAAACGCATCCCATATTGGGATTATGATAAAATTACTTTAGAAAATATTATGTCAGATAAATGGCTAATAAATAATTGACAATCCTTAAAATTTATACTATAATTATTATAGAAAATATGAAAGGAATGTACTTTATGGCAAATAAAAAGTCCGATAATCAATGGTATGGTAAAGGATCGGAGCAGGCTATTGTTATTGTTAAGAAAAGTCTCCCTCAGATTAATCCTTATCCAGAGCATATTCCGGATTCTGACTGGAGCAAGATTTTACATTATGCTTTAAATTTTGTTAGAGAGTATGAAAAAAGATATGGAGAAATTACGACAATCGAGTGGATTGGCAATAAAACTAATACCGCCGATGGGGATCTCCTTATTAATAAAGAAATTATAGAAATAAAATTTGTAGAAACCGATAGCAATGGAACTTGGTTTAATACAACTTTATTTAATACAAAAAATAGATATGGACTGCCAAAAACATATAAAGATTATATGGTAGAAGATGGTTTATATAAGGCTTTAGCAGAACATTTTGGAGAACATCTAAACTATGAAAATAATTCTCCCATAAGTCAAGAACTTGCTAGCTTTACTGAAAAAAATGAAAAAGAATGGTATAAAAATTATACTAATGCTGAAAAAAGAACACGGGTTAGATTTACTAAAGACTTTTTTAATTATTTAAAAGATAATCCAGAAATGGAGCGACAATTTGTTATTGATGCTGTAACTAAAAGTATTTGTAATAAACAAATTCCAGATAAATTAGTTGTTTTTAATTATGCCAAAGGCACAATTAAAGATGTTTACTCTAAAGAGCAGCTTATGAAACTTTATGATAATGGAAAAGTGACAATGACATCGCGGCAAAAATTAGGTTTTTACGCAGGAAAAATTAGAATTGCTATTGGATGGCAGAATGGCGGTGGACTAAATAACCCTTCAATTCGCGGATATATAAAATAATAATAGGTGATAATATGGCAAATTTAGATAAATTTTATACTAAACCAGAAGTAGCCGAACAGTGCTATAATTTTTTAAAACAATTTTATCCATAGATAGAAAATAATAAATTCCTTGAACCTTCTGCTGGCTCAGGAAATTTTCTTACATATTTAAAAAATTATGAAGCATATGACATTGCGCCTGAAGGAGAACATATTGTTAAAGCTGATTTTTTGTCTTTAACATTTGATTATAAAGATTATATAACAATTGGTAATCCTCCATTTGGTAAACGATCAAAATTAGCAATAGATTTTTTTAATCATGCCGCTAAATTTAGCAAAATTATTGCTTTTATAGTTCCAGTTTCGTTTATGAAATGGGGTGTTCATAAAGAATTAGATCCAAGATTTAAATTACAGGCGTATATGTATATACCAAAAAATAGTTTTACTGATAGGGGTAAGGACTTTTCTGTGCGCTGTGTATTTCAAATTTGGACTAGAGAAAATATTTTGGAAGATTTGCGAATTTTAAAAGCTCCGCCAATTAAACATAAAGATTTTAATATTTGGCAATATAATGCTACTCCAGAAGCAATGAAATATATAAATGAAAATTGGAAGTATGCTATCTATAGACAGGGATATAAAGATTATCATCGGCTTTTTACTAGAGAAGAATATGCCATTGTGAAGGAACAGATGGAAAAGAATATACAATTCTTTTTCATTGAACCATTATGCGCGCGGGCAGAACAATTTATTCATAAAGCCGATTTTGAAGAATTAGCAGAAAGAAATACTTCAACGCCTGGATTTGGAAAGGCAGATTTTGTATCATATTATTTACAATGGATACGAGATTTTAATAATTGACAAATAGTATATTTTATGTTATAATAAATAAAAAGAAAGGAGAATGGTTATGACTGATATTCAAGTAATTATCTTTTTTATTGTATGCATATTGTTTACTATTGTTATATGGCAAAGACTTGGAATGTTTGATAATATTATTTATAAAATAAAGTATATATTTAAGAAACCTAAATATCTAATGTAAGATTAAAAAGAAAGGAGTGAGAGGATGATTAAAAACGTAGACTTTCAGCATACTATTGAAGACGCATTTCTAAAATATGGCGCGTCGATTGCGCAAGAACGTTCATTACCAGATGTTAGAGATATGCTTAAAATTGGTTTGCGGCAAGGTCTATATGCGCAGTTTACCAACAAACTCACTCATAAAGACAAGTTCCAAAAGGCTCAGAAGAGTGTGGCTGCAGCTATGTCTCAATCATATGTCCACGGTGATGTAGCAATGTATGACGCACTCATACGAGCAGCACGGCCTTGGTCAAGTCGCTATCCGCTCGAAGATGTGCAAGGCAGTTATGGCAACCCATCATCTCCTGATAGTCATGCGGCCGCTCGATATGTAGAAATGAGAGCTGGCGCGATTGCCGACTTTATGTTTGATGGCCTCAAGAAAAATGCCGTTACCGAATGGTATGATAACTATGATAGCACTGAAAAGATTCCATCTGTATTCCCCTCAATTGGTTATTGGAATATTGTAAATGGCTGTCAGGGTATTGCGGTCGCTATGGCTACTTCTGTACCGCAGTTTAATCTTAAAGAAGTAAATAATGCCCTTATTAAGATTATTCAGAATCCAGAAGTATCATATGATGATATTTATTGTGCGCCCGATTTTGCTACTGGCGGTATTATTACAAACGCTACAGAAGTTAAGGAAAGCCTGAGAGTAGGTAAAGGAAAATCTATTCGTTTGCGCGCAAACATTAAGTTTATTCCTAAAGAGAATATGCTTCAGGCGACAGAGCTCCCATATGGTGTATTTACTAATACAGTAATGGATCAGCTTGCGGCTTTGGTTAATGATAATCCAGAGTATGGAATTGATAAAGTTATAGATCATACCAAAAAGGAAGCAGATATTCGTATCTATCTTTCTAAAGGACAAAATCCTGATAGAATGATTGCTAAGCTTTATCATGATACTTCATTAGAGAATCATTATTCTATCAATATGATTTTATTAGACCAAGGACGTTTTCCAAAAGTATTTGGATGGCGTGAAGCTTGCGATGCGTATATTGCGCATATTAGACAGTGTAAACGTAATATAATTCAATTTGATCTTGATAAGGCACTCGCGCGCGAAAATATAATCAATGGATTAAAAATCGCCGCAGCAAGCATTGATGAAGTTATCGCTATTATTCGTTCTTCGCATGATTCGGAGGAAGCTTCCACTAAGCTAATTGCTCGTTTTGGTTTTAATGTTGAACAGGTTAAAGCTATTTTGGCAATGAAATTGAGTAGTTTAACAAAAATTGATGCCATAAAATTAGATAATGAGCTAGCAGAAATTACCGTGAAAATCTCTGACTATAGGTACTTACTATCAGAACCTTCCGCATTAAATAATGAGTTAATTAAAATTTTACAGGAAGTAGCAGATAAGTTTGAATCTGCCAGAAGAACACAAATTACGAATGTTCTTGGCGATGAAGAAGAACCAGAAGAAATCCAAGAAGAGGATATGATTGTCCTTAAAAATGGTAATACTATTAAGGCAATTAAAAAAGATGTTTCACGAGGAAAAAGAGGAGCTGCACAGCAAAGTATCTATACTACAAATATCGGCCATCTTACTTTAATTACTAGTGCTGGAAAGATGTATAATGCGCCAGTAAGTAAGTTAAAGCACGATAAAGATTTCAAAATTAATGAAGTTTTTGAGTGCGGAGCAGAAACCCCGATACTACTCATTGATACTTTAAGCTTTAATGCTTATCAATCAATGACTTGTATTACAAAACATGGTTATATTAAAAAGAGTTCTATTCATGAATATCTTACTCGTTCAAAGAAAGGCGTCGCTGTAATTAAGTTGGAAGAGGACGATTCAATCGTATCTATTCTTTTAAGTAGTGATGATGATGATAAAGTAGTTATTGTTAGTAGCAACGACTATTATAATTGTTATCCACTTTCAGAAATAGGTTATACTGGACGTCTTACTAAGGGCGTTAAAGCAATTAAGCTTGGGAAGAACGAATATGTTAAGGAAGCCAAATGGACAGGCGATTCTAAATATCAGAATACCGGACGAGCGGTAAAAGGAGTAAAATATGCATAATCAGTATATTACCTTATTCAAAGAACTTGCTTAGGCCACCGCGGCCGCAGCAGAAACTGTTATGGATTATGATCGTGAGAAAAACGACGAAGAGGGCTTAAAGACAGCTACCATTATGCGAGATGATTTTTAGACTCTTGCAGAAAAAATTAATAACACAGAAAACTATGTGTTAAATAAAGATGATGCAGCTAAGTTATTAGTTGGCGCATTGGTACAGACTCGACAACTGCAAACAAAGATTGATTCTTTAAGGAAAACTTTGGACGGTTATAATACAGATATTGTACCAAAGTTAGAAGCAGTTGTTGATGCTGAGAATAATGAGGCCGCAATAAAAATTGCTGAAGAAAAGTTTATAATTTCTGACAACTAAATATTTGACTATTTTTCAATTTTAGTGTATAATAATATCGTAAAAAGGAAAAACCACAATAAGTGGTAATTAAAATGAAAAAGTGAGGTAAAACAACATGAGTATTAACAGTGAAAAGGTGCTTAATTTTCTAAAGGAACATTATGGTGAGGTATTTTCAAAGCAGGAAATCGCAGATGCCCTAGGTATTTCCCTTAGTTCTGTAATTGGTTCAATCAATCCCCTTGAGAAGAAGGGCTATTCTAGGATCGCTCGTGAGGATGTAGTAGAACTCGAACCAGCTACCGAGACTCGTAAGGCCAAGACGAAGACTATCAAGTATCACACTCTAACTGAAGAGGGTCTAGCTTATGATCCAGTTGCAGAAGCGGCAGAAAAGGCAGCAGCAAAGCAGGCAGAGCGTGAGCGTAAGGCCGCAGAACGTGAAGCAGCTCGTGCAGCGAAGCAGGCTGAGAAGGAAGCAGTTTAATTAAATAATAAAATTGAATAGAATAGAATAAAATCGAAGCAAAAGGAGAAAATTAAATGAAGAGTGTAAATATTCAGGCAGGTAATAAGATTAATCTTGCAGGTATTCTAATGGATGTTGCCCCAGGTAGTGGTAAGCTATCTGATGGTCGTCAGTATAAGAGGGCGACAGTAACTGTTCGTGTAACCCAGACATATGGCGGCCGTACCGAGACCAGTGATATTCAGGTCGGTATGTTCGCAACCGAGTTCACTTCTACTGGTAAGCAGAATCCAGCTTGGAAGAGTCTGATGGATCTTGAACACATGAAGACCGCGCAGAATGTTGGTATTGATGCCGCATCTCGTGTACGTCTGACTGGCGCAACCCTACAGGAAAATAACTTCGTTTCTCGTAATGGTCAGCTGATTAATGGTTGGCAGATTCGTGGTTCATTTGTAAATGAAGCAAAGGTTAGTGATATTGCTTCTTTCGTAACTGATATTTTTATTATGTCAATGGACGATGAAGTTGATCGTGATGGCGATACAACTGGACGTCTAAAGATTCGTGGCGGAATTGTACAGTATGGCGGCCGACTTGATGTTGTTGATTTTATTGTCGAAGCGCCAGATGTTGTTGAATATATTCAGCGTCATTGGGAAGTTAATAGTACCGTGACTGTAAAGGGTCGTATCCGTGTTCTTTCTCAGGAAGAGGAAGTTCATTCTAGTGGTTGGGGTGAGGACATTCCAGAGACTACTACTCACTTTGTTCGTGAGCTTATTATCACCACAGGTGATGATGAACCAAAGGAAGATGAGTTCGCATATGATCCAGTTGAAATTAAGAAGGCGTTTAATGAGAGGAAGGCAATGATTGAGCAGATGCAGATCAATGCGCGGACAATGGCTTCCAAGCAGGGCGCGGGTAGTGCTAATGCGGCAGAAGCTTCCTCTAAGAAGTATGATTGGGAGTAAGGCGCGAGCCTTACTTTCCTTTCCTACTAATGGAGGTGAGTTAAATGGCGGATATTGACATTTTTAGTCTCGAGCCCAGTAAGATCAGCCGAGACCTTAAGGGGAAGTTCCTATTGATCTACGGTCAGCCTAAGACCGGCAAATCAACATTTGGTAGCCAATTACCTCGTTCACTGTTCATGAACTTTGAGTAGGGTACAAATGCTTTGGCTGGTATTCGTAGTGTTCCAATTCTTCGTTGGACTGACGCAAAGAAGGTTCTTACACAGCTACGTAAGCCACAGGCAAAAGAAATGTATGATTCAATTGTAGTAGATACTGCTTCAATTGCTTGGCAACTATGTGAACGTTATATTTGTTCCAGGGAGAATGTTGACAGCATTAGAGATGTACCTTGGGGCCAGGGTTGGAATATGCTCAAAACAGAGTTCTCAGAGTTCTGGCGTGAAATTACACTATTGGGTTTTGGCATCCTTTTCATTGCCCATAGCAAAGATAAGCCAACTGAAATGCGAAATGAAGACGGCGAAGCCATTACCGCAGTTTGCCCAGATTTACCTAATCAATGCTATACAATTATCAATTCAATTGTTGATATTATTGGATATTTACAGGTACAGATGAATCCTGATGGAACATCAGAAAGATACTTGTATACTCGATCTACTCCATATGTGTTTGCGGGAAGTCGTTATCAGTATTTAGCCCCAAAGATCAAGTTTGGATATCAAGAACTTGTCAATGCAATCGGTGAGGCCATTGATAAAGCTGTAGAACTTGATGGAGCACAGGTTACTGACCATACTGAAATTGCACAAATCAAGGATCGTCCATTCTCCGAAGTAATGGCTGAAGCTAAAGAGATTTGGATTAAGTATCTTGAACTGGGTGGCGAAGAAAATAAAGACCAGCACTTAATGATTATGAAAGATATTATTAAGAGGGTATTTGGTTCTGAGGACTTTAAGTTAAGTCAGGCAGTACCTTCACAGTCCTCGCTTGTTGAATACTTTATTGATGAAATGAAACAGTTGATGTAATTGCCTATCTGCCATGTGTAGAAAAGGCGGAGAGGTCGTCCTCATATGAGGGCGTCCTCGTTTTATTTGACTTTTTCTGGAAATCATGGTATACTATATATAGAATAAAAAATAGGGAGTGGCATTATGCAAACAACTCGAAAATGTTATGGATGCGGTGAAAGCACTCCGAAAGATGAAATGATTCAGTACGCATCTGTTTCAGGAAAAACTTTATATTGGTACTGTAGAGCTTGCTATGAGGAAAAGCTCGCGCGCGAACGATTTCAAGTGAAGGTTTGTCAGATTTTTGGACTTAAAGCGCCAGGACCGCTCATTTGGACACAAAGAAAGAAACTTAGAGATATGTATGGATATACTGATGATGCAATTGTGGATTGTTTGGAATATATCTATAATGTAAAACATAAAAAGGTTCTAAAGGAATCTTTGGGACTTGTTAACCCGCGAAGTATGGTTGAAATGAAAGCCTGGAGGGCGGAGCAGAAAGCAAAGGCTAGCGGTTTGGCCGCATCAGCAGCAAATACTCAAGTTGTGGAACATAGAGTTCTTGTAAGAGAAAATACTAAAAAAAGGGCTGAAATAAACTTGGATGACGCTCTATTAGAATAAGAAGGGAGGATTATATGACACTATCTGATAATATGGCATACCGTCAAGTTATTGGTTGTTTAATGTATAAGCCTCTATTATTTTTGGAATATCCAGATATTAGAATTAAGGATTTCGATCTTGATGTTGCAAAGATTTGTTTTTTAGCGATTAAAAAGCTATATGAAGCGGGCGCATCGGTATTGTCGCCACTGGAAGTAGATCAGGAAATAGAGAAAAGTGGGGCAAGGGCGGCTCAAGTTTATAAGGATAGCGGCGGATTGGAGTTTTTAAAAACTTCATATCAATATGCTCAATTAGGTAATTTTGAGCTTTATTATAAAAGATTAAAGAAATATGCTCTTTTACGAGAGCTACAAAAAGCTCATTATGATATTAGTTATTATTACATTAGTGATAAAGACGTAACCGATCCTGCAATTGAATCTGAAACTATTCAGAGATTAGAAACTGCGACTTTAGAGGATATACTTAATACAGTTGAAAAAGATTATAGTGAAATTAGAAATGACTTTCTAAATGGCGGGCGAAGTAAGGGTGATCCCGCAGAAGGCTTAACAGCTTTGGTTGAAGAACTTAAAAATACACCGAGTGTTGGCCCAGCTTTAGAGGGAGATATTTTTAGTTCTATATGTAGAGGTGCGCGAGAAGGATGTTTCTTTTTAAAGAGCGCTAGTACGAGTGCTGGTAAGACAAGAACAAGTATTTTTGATGCGTGTCATCTCGCTTATCCAAAAAGATGGTCAGCGGAACAAAATAATTTTATTGAAGAATATAATATATTAGGTGAGCCGCGGCCGCCAAGAAAAGTTTTATTTATCGTTACTGAGATGGATAAAGAAGAACTTCAAACAATTATGTTAGCATATTTGTCAGGAGTAGATGAAGATCATATATTAACAGGCAGATATGAGTTAGGAGAATTAACGAGAGTTAAAAAAGCTATAAAGATTATTGAAGAATATAGTGGATACTTTATTATTGAAGAAATCAGTGAACCTAACTTACAGAATGTCGAAGCGACAATCCGTAAATATGCAACCGTGGATGAAGTAAAATATGTATTCTTCGATTATATACACACCACAGCCAGCTTAATCACACAGTTCTCAAAAAATAATTTGAGAGAAGATGTTGTGCTTATGCTAATGGCAAATCAATTAAAGCAATTAGCAAAAGATTATGGTTTATTTATATTTTCTGCGACACAGGTAAATGCGTTGGCGATGGGCGATGATGAAATGGCATTTAAAGATGAGAAGAGTATTAGAGGATCGAAGGCTGTGGCGGATAAAGCTGATATGGCGTATGTAATGACTCGTGTTTCTGAGAAAGGATGGCAATCAATTGTGCCAACATTAAGGCAGTCAATACGAGAAGGTATTATATCTCCTGATATTTTAGATAATCCACCTACTCATGTGCTCGATATTTATAAGATGCGGCGTGGCCGCTATAAAATGGTTAGAGTGTGGACACGGATTCATTTAGGAACTGGTGAAAGAAAGGATCTTATTCTCACCAATGCGGTTAATCAACCAATCAGTTTCTTATTTGATAAATACTTTTCAACTGATGAAAAAGTAATTGAAATAGAGGAAGAAGGGTGATAAATGGCACCATCTTTACAGGGCTTAGACCCGGAACTAGAGCTGGCCAATATCAGTATTCAAGATATTATTGATTCTATTACTTTGGAAGATGTAAAAAACTTTTTAGAGAGCTTGGGTGTTGAACAGATTGCTGTTTATGAAGATAAAGGATATTTAATCTGCCCAACTATTTGCCATAATCCATTGGATGAAGCGGCATCAATGAAGTTATATTGGTATCAGAATAATAAGATATTTAGATGCTATACTGAATGTAATGAAGCGATGTCAATTTTTACTCTATATCAAAAGTTTATGCTAATAAATTATCATAGGGTAAGTTTTGAAGAAGCGGTAGATTATGTAAAAAAATGTTTAAAGCATTTAGTTATTTCTGGTAAGAAAAAATATAAAGCGGATATTGATTTCAGTCGTTATGATTTTGATTCACTTGTCCCGCAGCTTACAGAATACTCTCCTGCGATCCTATCTTACTTTCTTCCATATCATCATCCATTGTGGCTTAAAGATGGTATTAAACCAGAAATCATGGATAAGTTTCATATTGGTTTCTGGAATAGAGAAAATAAAATTACAATTCCACATTTTGATATTAATGGGCGCTTAATAGGTATTCGCGCGCGAACACTTGATCCTCAAGAAGCAGAACTATATGGAAAGTACCGCCCCGTACAAATTGGAAATACATTGTATGCTCATCCACTTCACTTCAATTTATATGGTATTTATGAGCATCAAGAAGCTATTAGACAGCGCAGAAGCGCGATCATTGTAGAGGGAGAAAAATCCGTTTTATTAGATACTGGATATTATGGTGATTTAAGTAATACGGTAGCATGTTGCGGTTCTAGTTTAAATAAGTTTCAAGTAAACCTTTTAACTAATATCTTGGGCGTGAATGAAATAACAATAGCTTTTGATAAGGAATATCAAGATTGGAGTTCGACCGAAGCGCAAGAATATCGCGCTAAAATCGAAAATATATGTAAACGATATAAATGGCAAGCAACCTTTTATTATATATGGGATATAGATAATCTATTAGGATATAAAGACAGCCCTTTTGATAAAGGCAAAGAAGTATTTGAGCAATTATATAAGCATAGAATTAAAG